GCCGGAAAGAGCATCCGCCAGGCCGTCGAGTTGGCCAACCGCCACGGCTACCACAACCCGCTCTTCGCCAACATCTGCGGCGACCTCTGCGTTCTGCGCTTCCGGCGCAACCCCCGCCTTCACGCAACAACCACACTCACCCTGAAATGAGACCAGCCCCATGACTGCAGCTCTCGCATCGGTCGGCGCGCTCGACCGTACCAAGTACCTCGGCGGCCAACAGAGTAAGCGCGTTCCACTGCTCAACGAGGGCTTGGTTCGCCATCTCTACGAATCGGGCATGACGCTCGAAGAAGTATCCGCCGAGATCGGATGCACCTGCCGTGCCCTTCGGCTCTTCATGATCCGTTGCGGCATAGAGCGGCGCATAGCTGCGAAGCGAGATCAGCGCGGAGCGAAGAACAGTAGCTGGCGGGGCGAGGCGGTCAAGTACAAGCCGGCCCACAACAGGGTCTATGCCGCGCGGGGCCGCCCCATGAAGTGCGAGCACTGCGGGACCACCGACCCAAAGGCCAGGTTCGAGTGGGCCAACGTTAGTGGAAGGCACCACGACCCAAACGACTACATCCGTCTTTGCAGATCATGCCATTGCAAGTACGACGGCCTCTTGAAGAACCTCGGAGATTACGCCTGTGTCCCTCCTCAAAATCGCACCTGAACATCATGACAGGAGCAAGCTGCTAGGCGGCAGCGATGTCGCCGGCATCCTCGGCATCAGCCCCTGGCGCACTCCGTTGGACGTGTACCTGGATAAGATCCAGCCGCGCACCGGTCCCGTCGACCCGGCGAAGCAGAAGATTTTCACCCGTGGCCAGCGGATGGAGCCCTACGTCATCGACCTGCTGGCCGAAGAGACCGGCCTGAAGATCGTCGGCCGCGGTAACCGCTACCGCGACCAGCAGCACGATTTCATGGCCGCCGAGATCGACGCCGAGGCCGCCAGCGGCGAAAACATCGAGATCAAGACGGTCAGCCCCTTCAAGGCGAAGGAATGGGGTGAGGTTCAGACCGATGCCATTCCAGTCCACTACACCGCCCAGGCCATGCACGGCCTGATGGTCACCGGCCGCCAGGTCTGCATCTTCGGCGTGCTGATCGGCGGCGACGACTTCCGCGTGTACCGCGTCGAGCGGGACGACGAAACCATCGCGGCGATTCGCGAGAAGGAGGTCGAGTTCTGGGGACGCATCCAGCGCCTGGATCCGCCCGAAGCAACCGCTGTCAGCGACATCCTCCGGCTGTTCGAGCGTGACGCCGGAACCAGCATCGAGGCCGATGGCAAGGTCGTGGAGGTGTTCAACCGCCTGCGCGAACTGAAAGCCAAGGCCAAGGGCCTGGAGTACGAGATCGAGTCCACAGAGGAGCGCATCAAGCTCTTCATGCAGGACCACGCCCAACTCACGGTCAACGGCAAGTCGGTACTGACGTGGAAGTCCCAGACCACCAACCGCTTCGACCAATCCGCCTTCAAGGAAGCTCACCCCGCGCTGTTCGAGCAGTTCAAGAAGACCAGCGAATCCCGCGTTTTCCGCCTCAAGTAACCGGAGCCCAGCATGTCCGCAACCGCCCTGAAAGCCGCCGCGACCGGCAATGTCGCCAACAATGGCCAGCCGAAAACGCTGGCCCACCTGATGACTGACCCGAAGATCAAAGCCCAGATGGCCCTGGCGCTTCCGAAGCACATGACCGCCGACCGACTCGCGCGCATCGCGCTGACCGAGATCCGCAAAGTACCGGCCCTGGCGAAATGCAATCAGGAGAGTTTCCTCGGCGCCGTGATGCAATGCGCGCAGCTCGGCCTGGAACCGGGTAACGCTCTCGGCCATGCCTACCTGCTGCCGTTCGGCAACGGCAAGGCGAAAGATGGCCTGTCGAACGTCCAGTTGATCATCGGCTACCGCGGGATGATTGACCTTGCCCGGCGCTCCGGCCAGATCGTTTCGCTCACCGCGCGCACCGTGCACCAGAACGACCAGTTCAGCTATCGCTACGGCCTCGACGAAGACGTCCAGCACGTTCCGGGAGAGGGTGAACGCGGCGTCATGACCCACGTCTACGCGGTCGCCAAGCTGAAGGACGGCGGCGTGCAATTCGAGGTCATGGGTAAGGCCGACGTCGACAAAGTACGCGCCACCAGCAAGGCATCCGGAAACGGGCCTTGGGTCACCCACTACGAAGAGATGGCCAAGAAGACCGTCATCCGCCGGCTGTTCAAGTACCTGCCGGTCAGCATCGAGTTGCAGACCGCAGTCACCCTGGACGAACGCGCCGACGCCGGATTGGACCAGGACAACGCGTCCATCCTCACCGGCGAATACAGCGTTGTTGACGACCAGTCTCAGGACCAGGTCCCGGACGGCGTGAACACCGAGACGGGCGAAATCACCGAACCCGCCCCGGGCCAGCAGTCGGACACCGGCGACGACGGGCTCAATCTCGAGTAACCGGCCATGCCCAGCCTTACTGTCCTTGAGCGGTACGGCCAAGTCGGGGAGTTCGCCGCGCTACTCGGCGCGGCCGAGCTCAACGCCGCTACGGACTGGGACGAGCAGTTCCTGGCCGACCTCCGCAGCAACTTCCAGCGCTACGGCGCCCACACCTACCTCAGCGACGCCCAACTCGAGCAGTTGGAACGGATCGCCAACGAATAGGACCCATTCCCGATGAGCAACAACCCGCACTTCATGAACATGACCGCCGACACGCTCGGCAAGAGCTTGCTGCAGGGACTGATCCAGGAAATCCGGATCATGCCGGACTGCTGGCAGAAGCTTCCCGAGGCCAAGCAGCAGGACATCATCGACCGCCTGGAGCGCCAGGTACGGAATGCCGCCACCATCGCGGTCCACACCATTGCCGGCGGCGACCGCGACACGGTCTACGGCAAGCTGGAGTCGATGACCGCGAAGGACAAGATGAAGGCCGTATTCGTGGTGAATCCGAGCAGCCCTCACAAGGAGGACCTGCTGTTCGCGGTGAACAAGGATTGCCTGCTCATCATCGGCGGCGCCAACGAGTTCACCGAGGGCATGGACCAGGTCAAGCCTGACCCGGACCAGAACCCGCTGGACCTGAATGGCGGCGACCACGACATGGAAGACGCCGGCGCCTGGGGCGGTATGCAACCAGCAGACGACAGCGACGTCGTCGATGCCGAGTTCCAAGAGCTGCCGCAACTCACCGTCGAGCGCTTCGCCGGCCACACCCTGGGCGAGATCGCCATCGGCGTCGCCACCAAGAAGGACGTGTTCGACGCGGCCTGGCTGCAATCGCGCTTCGCTCTCACCACCGAGGAAGCCGAGCGCGTCATTCTCCAACTGCTGGACCAGGGCGTCATCGTGCTCGAGCAGGAAAACGAGGAGTCCCGCGAGTTGAACACTTACCGCGTCGTCAAGAAGCCGGGGGATATCGCCCTCGACCTGGAGTGAGCCATGCGCATCTGCTCGATCGAGGGCTGCTCGGGCAAGCACTACGGTAACGGTTTCTGCCAGAAGCACTATCACCGGAATCGGAAAAGCGGCTCTGCTGATATTGATCGGCGCACTGTGCGCCGATCACTCAGCGAGCGGTTCTGGGAGAAGGTCCAGAAAACGGATAGTTGCTGGTTGTGGACCGGCTACCGGAACGGCACCGGCTACGGCGAAATCAGCCGTGGCGGCCGGGAAGGGGCAATGCTTGCTCACCGCGCATCCTACGAAATCAACTGCGGGCCTATCGACAATGGCCTGCACGTCCTTCACCGCTGCGACAACCCCCGGTGCGTTCGACCGGACCACCTGTTTCTTGGGACCCATCTGGAAAACATGCAGGACATGGTTCGAAAGGGGCGAGGGAAGCAGCTTGGCGGCGGCCGACGTGGCGAGTCCAACGGCAATTGCCGGATCAGCGATGACCAGGTTCGAGAGATCAAGAGGCGCTTGGCTGCTGGCGAGCTGCAGGCCCAGCTTGCGCGAGCCTTTAACGTCTCGAAAACCCTCATCTACCTCATCAAAATCGGTAAAACGCGGGAGATCACGTAATGAAAATTCGCAAAATCGAGATACTCAACTTTCAGGGTGCCCGCAACATCAGCCTTGAAGTCTCCGCACCTGTTCTGCTGATCGCAGGTCACAATGGATCAGGTAAAAGCTCGACGCTCGACGCCATCAGCCACGCCTTCACCGGTAGGCCCGGCCGCGTTGCGCAGAAGCAGCATATCGGCCAACTGATCACCGAGGGCGCCAAGAAAGGGGAGGCCCGCGTCGAGTGGCTGGACGATGCCGGCGAGGTGCAGGCCTGCGGGGTCGCGCTGCCCAGCGGCAAAGGCTCCCCGCTCGCCGACTCGCCGTTCCTGCCGTTCGTGCTCGACGCCAGCCGCTTCGCCGCTCTGGACGCCAAAGATCGCCGCCGGGTTCTGTTCGACCTGACCGGCGCCAGCGCCAGCCCGGTCGAGGTCGGCAAGCGCCTGAAGGCCAAGGGCATCGACCTGGCGCTGTTCGAGAAGGTAAAGCCCCTGCTCCGTTCCGGGTTCTCCGCCATGGTCGGCCAGGCAAAGGACTACGCCAGCGAGGCGCGCGGCGCCTGGAAGGCAATCACCGGCGAGAACTACGGCAGCGACAAGGCGAACGGGTGGGAGCCGGAGGCGCCGCCGGCCATCGTCAGCGAGGAGGAACTGGAATCGGCGCGCGCGGAACTTCAAGCCACCGCCCAAGACCTGGACGAGGCCCAGCAGACCCTGGGCTCCAGCAAGCGCGCCCACGCCGACGCCCAGGCGCGGGCCAGCCGCATCACCGCTCTGCGCGAAACCGCAGCGCTGGCCGACCGCCGGCGCAACAAGCTGGCCACCGACGAGGCCAATCAGGACGAATGGTCGGAGAAGGTGATGGCAGCCGAGGCCGCCGCCAGCGGCGAGCCCGCCCATCAGCCGCTGACCTGCCCTCATTGCCAGGGCGCCGTGGACCTGCAGGCCGGCCAGTTGGTCGCGCACCAGCCACCGGCGAAGGTTGCCGATCCCGAGGCGGCGAAACGCCTGGAAGAGTACCGCGGGTATCTTGCCAGCGCTCAGCGCGCCGTCGCCAACAGCCAGCGGGACCTGAAGGAGAGCGAAGACGCCGACGCGCAGGCCGCCGCCCTGGAAGCCGAAACCGCCCAGGCGCCCAGCGCCGAGGCGATCGCCAACGGCGAACAGGCGATCAACGAACTGCGCCAGGCGCGTGACCGGCAGCAGGCCAAGGTGCAGTCGCTGCAGGAAGCGTTCAATGCCGCCGCGCAGCGCCAGGACGTCATCAAGCAGGCCGCCGGCTTCCACGCCGAGGTCTGCGCCTGGAGCGCCCTGGCCGATGCCCTATCGCCCGCAGGCATCCCAGCGGAGATCCTGGCCGATGCGATCGGACCGGTGAACGAGCTGCTGCAGCGCCTATCCGGCACCGCCGGCTGGTCGCCCGTGCAGATCAGCGCCGACATCGACGTCACGTTCGGCGGCCGGCTGTACGGCCTGCTGTCCGAATCGGAGCGCTGGCGGTGCGACGCGACGATGGCCCTGGCCATCGCGACGATCTCCGGCCTGCGCTTGGCGTTGCTGGATCGCCTCGATGTGTTGGACCTGCCGAGTCGTAGTCAGGCCCTGACACTGCTGCGTGCCGTGACCATGGACAAGGAAATCGACTCGGTGATCGTCGCCGGCACTCTCAAGGAACCGATGGCGAAGACGCCGGCCTGGCTACAAGCGGTCTGGATCGACGCCGGGCAACTCGTCGACCAGCAGCAACAGGCTGCGGCCTGACCCTACCTCAAGGCGGACTCGGATGTCCGCCTCTACCTCTGGAGGGCCCATGAAGCCCATCATCTTCGACACCGAAACCACCGGCACCGACCACAAGACCGACCAGATCATCGAGGCGGCCTGGCTGGAGCTTCCCGAGTTCCCTCACCAGTTCGCGGCGCTCCAACCGGTGGAGTTCCCGCACTACCACGAACGCTTCAAGCCCAACGTGCCGATCAGCCTTGGAGCCCAGGCCGTGCACCACATCATTTGCCAGGACCTGGTCGGCTGCCGCGAGTCGAAGGAGTTCGCCCTGCCCGCCGGCCCGCTCCTGATGATCGGCCACAATGTCGACTTCGACTGGCGCATGGCCGGCGAGAACCCCGACATCAAACGAATCTGCACCCTCGCGCTGAGCCGCTTCCTGTTCCCGGACAAGGACAGCCATACCCAGTCGGCCATGATGTACCTGATCGCGCGGCGCAACGGCCGGGAGGCTCAGGCCCGCGAACTGCTGCGCAATGCCCATGCCGCGCTCGACGACGTCCGCAACTGCGCTATCGTCCTCCGCTTCCTGCTGGAGGTAGCGATGGACGCCGGGCACGCGGCTGACACCTGGGAAGAGGTCCATGCGCTGAGCGAGAAAGCACGCATCCCGACCGTCATGCCTTACGGCAAGCACAAAGGCACGCCGATCAACCAAGTCCCGAACGACTACAAAGCCTGGTTGCTGCGCCAACCCGACGTCGATCCATACCTGGTCCAGGCCCTGCGCCAGCGGTAGCCACTCCACTTCAGCGCCCCACCCGGGGCGCTTTCTCTTCCAGCAAGCACGCACCGGACGCCGCCCTGTGGGCGATTCAACCATGCCTCGTGGGCCGCCCAAGTCAGGCAGGGCGGCGTCCAGTGCCTGTTCACGGAGTACTGACGTACTTCTAGCGGGTCGCGTACAGACTAACGACTCTGGGTGTTGAGAACCTCATAGTTACGATCTGCATGCGCCTTGGTTACCCAAGTGTTCTTTGTCGACCTGGCTTGAGCCTTGGATCCGCTCAAAGTTTGGACCACTCGTCCCACGGCCTTCGATGCAACAAGTGCAGCGCTTTCAACCTTTGTCGGAGAACCCCGATAGCCTGCGGCAGACCGAAAATGATTGAGGATGATGTCTTGCTGATAAGCAGGTGTTTGCTCTCCACCGATTGTTGATACACCCACCGTCTCATACCGGTAATAGACCTTGGTGTCATCGAACACGATCTCGACGATTCTGAAGTCAGGCATCTCTCCTCCTTGATCCGGCCCCATGCCGGGCCTTCCAACTCTAGCCCCAACGACATCACTGCGCCATCACGCATAGCGCAGTGCGTCCTCACGTTCGCGAAAAGGAACCCGCCGCATGATCAAGCGCACCCTCTACCACTTCCACTTCTGCTGCGGCCTGGGCGGCGGTGCCGCCGGTTTCAACCGGGCGCGCCCGCGGGTCGGCAACGTCGAGGCCGAATGGGTCTGCCTCGGCGGGATCGACGTGGACCCGGCCGGCCTGCGCGACTTCGAGCGCCTGGCCGGTGTCCCGGGCACCCTGCTGGACCTCTTCACCCGCGACCAGTACGTGCGGTTCCACGGCAAGGAGCCGCCGGCAGGCTGGCGGGAGGCAACCCCGGAGGACATCCGACGCGCCGCCGGCGGGCGCCGACCGGATGCCGTGTTCATCAGCTCGCCCTGCAAAGGCGCCAGCGGCCTGCTGTCGGAGAAGATGAGCCTGACCCCGAAGTACCAGGCGCTGAACGAGTTGACGCTGCGCTGCATCTGGCTGATGGGCGAGGCATGGGCTGATGACCCAGTGCCGCTGATCGTTTTCGAGAACGTCCCGCGCCTGGCGAGCCGCGGCCGGCACCTGCTTGACCAGATCAACAGCCTGCTCGGCGGCTTCGGCTACGCCGTGGCGGAAACCACTCACGACTGCGGCGAACTCGGCGGCCTGGCGCAGTCCCGGAAGCGCTTCCTGCTTGTCGCCCGCCACGTCGAGAAAGTGCCGCCCTTCCTCTACGAGCCGGAGAAGAAGAGCCTGCGCGCCGTCGGCGACATCCTCGGTCGCATGCCGCTGCCGGGCGACATCGATGCCGCGGGGCCAATGCACCGCATCCCATCGCTGCACTGGAAGACCTGGGTGCGCCTGGCCTTGGTAGAGGCCGGCAGCGACTGGCGGAGCCTGAACAAGCTGGCGATCGAGGACGGCCACCTGCGCGACCTGGTAATCGTGCCGGAGTACCGCTCCGGCTACATGGGGGTGCATGGGTGGGACGACACTGCCAGCACTATCGCCGGCCGCTCCGGCCCTACCAACGGCGCATTCTCGGTAGCCGATCCTCGCTATCGCCAAGCCGCAAACTGGAACCACGGCCAGCAGTTCGGGGTGATCCGCTGGGCCGAGTCAGCGCCGACTATCCCAGGGCAAACGATGCCAGGCCAAGGCACATTCAGCGTCGCCGACCCGCGCCCCAACTGGAACCGCCACAGCGGCAACTATCGGGTGATCCGCTACGACCAACCTGCAGGCACCATCATCGCCGGCGGCAAGGGCGTCCAGGGCGGCCAGCAGTCGGTGGCAGACCCGCGCATCCTGCACCGCGGCAAGGGCGACAACTACCTGACCGGCGGTCACTACGGGGTGATCGGCTTCAACCAGCATTCCGGCGCCATCGCGGCCAGCTCCCGCTACGACAGCGGCCGATTCAGCGTCGCTGATCCACGCATCCCAGCAGCGGACGAACGCCTGACCTGCATCATCCGCAGCCTCGACGGCACCTGGCACCGCCCCTTCACCACGCTGGAAAAGGCAGCCCTACAGAGCCTGGTCGAGCCCGAGGAATACCTGGTGCTCGACGGTATGAGCGACAAGGACTGGAGCGAGCGCATCGGCAACGCCGTACCACCGGCCGCGGCCGAGGCCATCGCCGGCGTGATGGGCACCACCCTGCTGCTGGCCGAGCAGGGCGAGACGTTCATGCTCAGCAATACGCCGATCTGGGTGCGCCCGGTTGCGGTGGCGCTGAGCGTCGCGCAACAGGAGGTAAACCCGTGAACACCGAACAGTTCATTCGCAACGCGGCCGCGCGCGGGCTATCCCGCCGCGCAACGATGCACGCGCTCGGCATGGGCCCCTGGAAGTTCCGGGAGCTGCTGACCCTGATGCCGGAGATCACCTGGCCGGCACGCGGATGCTCAGCCGACCACCAGCGTGCGAACGAGCAGAAGCGCGGGCGCTGCACGCCGGCGCAGGCCGCAGCGCTGGAGCGCGCGCACGAACGCTGGAGCGAGAGCCGACGCTTCACCGTCGACGGCGTGACCGGGACCATCGCCGAGCTGGTGGAGAACTTCCAGAGCCCGGTCCACGCAACGACCGTCCGCCGCCGCGTCGCCGCCGGCATGACCTTGCGAGACGCACTCACGACCCCGCGCCAGCAGCCCAAGCCCGGGCGCCGGCATCCCTGGATCCGCTCACAGAAGGAGCACACATTCTCCGACTGTTCAGCGCCAGAAGGCTCCGGCATGAATCGTTACTTTGAGAATTGATAAGCCAACCAGGTTGCCGGCCAGAGAATCCAAATTGCGGCGGCAAACACAGCAGAAGGCTTCCTGTTGCCAACGCTAACGAGTGCCCCCATGGCAACCATGCATACGATAAGAGCAAGCGGCATCAGCCAAAACAAATGCCAGACCTTAGTTGCGCTAAACGCGGTAACTCCGATCATGATCCACCAGTGAATCACTGCAGCAACTGTTGAAAGAAAGCGAGTTTCAGGCCTAAACAGCAGTCCAATCGTCCAACTGATAGCGAAAAACAGCACTACACCCCAAGCAACATAGGTCACTCCCACTCTCCTTGTCTGGCTAAACGTATGGCTGCCGGACGTTATCCCAATTTATTGCATTTCGCCATCAGGCGAGAGGTATTCCCTATGTCCGCAGAAAAGCCGCGGGAGCGGCCAATCCTGTTCAACGACCAGATGGTCCGCGCCATCCTGGAAGGTAGGAAGACGGTCACCCGCCGAGTGGTGACGCCGCAGCCCGACTTCCTCGGCTCAATGGTCGATCCCTATACGCCATTCAAGACGCTTGATGCCGGCCTGCACGCACGCATCACCTACCCCTACGGCGAGCCCGGCGACCGGCTGTGGGTGCGTGAGACCTGGGGCTTGCAGGTTCGGAGCTACGGCGGGGGCGCGGGCGAGTTCATTGTTTACCGCGCTACCAATCCGGACGCCATCTATTGCAAGTCGTCTGAGGGGCGCGAGTACCCAGTTAAGTGGAAGCCAAGCATTCACATGCGCAGGCACTCAAGCCGCATCCTGCTGGAGATCACCGCTGTTCGCGTCGAGCGCCTACAGGATATCAGCGAAGAGCAGGCCAAGGCCGAGGGTGTCCGCGATGCCGGCGAAGGGTCCTTCGACGTCGAGGACAGCAAGCACTTTGCAGCCGATCCACGCGAGTCGTTTGCTTCGCTCTGGTCGTCGATCAACGGCGAGTCCTCCTGGGACGCCAACCCATGGGTCTGGGTCGTCGAGTTCAAGCGGGTGACACCATGAGCGACCTCTTCTATCTCCAGGACAGCCGCAGCAACGTCGGGAGCCGAGCAACGTTCTGGCGCGCCGGCGGCGGCTACACCACCAACCTCGACGAAGCCGAGACGTTCACCCTCGCCCGGGCCGTACGGCAATACGAGTGCCGCGAGACCGATCTGCCCTGGCCGGTCGACTACGTGCGCGCCCGGGCTGAACTTGGTGTCGATCACCAGGACCTGGACCTGTCCCGGACGCAGGCACTCGCCGGCGCGCCGGCGGACGACCGCATCTACGTCGCCTACGACAGGGACTGGGACGGCAACTGTCTTGTCTGGGTACCCGAGGCCGCCGGCCGGACATCCAACCTGACCGCCGCACGGACCTGGCCGCTCGACCACGCCGGCATACTCACCGCGCGCGGGCTAGCGCCCTGGCCGAAGTCCTACATCGACCAGCATGTCAGACCTGTTGCTGTGGCGGCCTCCCTCAACCACAAGCAGGCCCTCCGGCTGTTCGGCCTGAAGCTACCCAAGCCGGAGCACCAGGGCCGGCTGGCACTGGCGAAGGAAGGTGAAGCATGAAAGCGCGCATCGAGAAGAAGTTAAGCAAGCGGCTGGTCGAGCTTTACCCAGCGCTCTACTGCAGCGCCTGGCGCGACGAAGAACCGTCTGCACTCGCATATGAGCAAGGCTCCCGAGTCCGGCATGTTCTTTCCGTCGGCGGCGGTGTCGACTATTGGGGCGAAGGACAGGACGCCTACACCGTCTGGCAAGACTGGCTGATGAGTTGGGAATGGCACGGACCGTTCCAGACGTACCCGGAGGGCCATCGTCACGAGTACCTCCCGGATACGGAAGGCTTCAAGCCGACTACTCGTAACCTGCTCCAACTGGCTGGCCGGTGCCAGTTGCTGGAAGCAGCATCAACGATGGCGGTCCCATGAACCAGCCTCCCACCGACTACCAGATCAGCGCCGCCGACGCGCACGAACTGGCCGGCGCCGTGCTTCTTCCGGCGGACCTGCGCCGCCAGGTGCTGGAGAAGATGGCCGCCCACCGCGACCCGGCAACCATGCTCGATTTGTTCGCCCAGGTGCTGGGCATGGCCAACGCCGTCGCCGAGAACTGCCGAGCGATGGTCGAGTTGATCCTCATCGAGCGCGGCGAACATCCGCACACCGCGGAGCAGGCGAACCTCCCGACGATGTTCGGAGCGCTGCAGGGCGTTGTCCTGGCCGCAACGGTGAACCCTCGCGGCACGTGCGCCGGCTGCGCCTATCGACTCGGCACCCCGGCGAACACCTCGCCGGTCACCACCTCCGATGCCATCTACTGCCGGCAGGAACTCAGCCGGTTCTACTGCCACGCCGACCTGGACGACCAGGGCAACCCAGTCCGCACCTGCGTCGGCCACGCCAAAGCCATGAAGCAAGACGCCACGAAATGAACCGCCCCACCATCTGCCGCACCACAGGCCAACGGATAGGCCTGTGCAAATGCTTCCGCTGCCGGCCGCCGGCGCCGGAGCAACCGGAGACACCGCCATGTCCTCTACCCAACACCAACTGATTGAGCAGTGCGCCACCCGCCTGCGCGGCATCGTCGAAGCCCTGGACAACATCCACGACAACACCCCGCACCGCTGGTCGACGGACCTCGACGACGTTCACTCCTCAGCCGAGAGCCTGCTGGCCCTGATCAATGACCAGGCGCCGCCGTCCGAAGACCAGTTGATCGCCGCAGGCCTCAGCTACCCGCTCGCCAAGGAAGATGCCGTGAAACTCTGGTACTCCGGTTTCCGGTCGGAGGTGATCACGGTACTGGAAGCATGGGAAGCCATCGGCCATGACACCGGAATAAACCCTGACAAGGAAGAGTTGCTGGAGTCTCTACGCAACATGGCGGCGATTTGCAATGCGCACGGCAATGACATGCCTGCCCAGTCGGTGATCGACCAGCATCAGGTCATCGCAGACGCCATCACCGGCGCGCTGGCCTTCGGCGCCCAGGCCAGCCAGCCGCCTGCGGAGGATCACTGGCTTCGTCCGTTCTACGACATCGGCCGCGCCGAGGGACAACGCACCCTGGAACTGGCAATGCTGGTTCGCATGCTGGCCAGTTCACTGAAGCGGCATGCCCCGGAAAGCAACCTGGTGGCGCGCGCCACCAACTACCTGGCCGCCAAGGGCCTGGTCGGCACACCGCTTCGTGACGCGCCTGCATCGGTAGAGCAGGCAGGCAGAGATGTTGAGCCAGCACCCTGCCCCTTCTGCGGTGGCGAGGTAGATCCCACGGGCTGGCTTCGCGGCGATGGCACGCGCGGTCCAGAGTGCAACGACTGCGGCGCTACTGCGCGGAGCATGGAAGCCTGGCAGACCCGCGCCGCCCCGACCGGGCAGACGCCCCAGGCCTGGCTCGACGTGCAGGCCGAGCGCCTCCGGCAAGTCGAGGACGAAGGCTGGACGCCGGAGCACGACGACGAGCACGCCGATGGACAGATGGCCCAGGCAGCCGGCTGCTACGCGCTCCATGCCGGCGGCATCGGCACGGACTGGCCGGACGGTCGTCAGAATGGCTCTGCACTGTTCTGGCCTTGGGACAAAGACTCGTGGAAGCCGACCACCCCACGCCGCGATCTGGTCAAGGCCTGCGCCCTGGCGCTGGCCGAGATCGAACGTCTCGACCGGGCAGGCATATCGCAAAGTCCCCAGCCGGGAGCCACCACGGCCTCTTCCTGAGGCCAGTCCCGGCCGGGGCGAGAATCCTAACACTCAATTTCGGCCCCAGGCGATCCGCCTGGGCGGAGAGGCATTGCCCATGGAAACCCCATCTGAGTTCCTCTCGAAGGAGGAGTTGGAGGCCATGATCGGCGCCAAGTCATCGAAAAAACAGGTCGAGTGGCTGGCATCTCATGGCTGGAAGTACGAATTGAATGCTGCGCAGCGACCCGTCGTCGGGCGGATCTATGCCCGCCTGCGGCTGGCCGGAGTGAAACCGAACGGAACGGTCGCTGTACAGGAACCGTGGACGCTGGATCTGTCGAAGGTGAGTTGAAATGCGGCCGAAGCAGCCGAAGAACAGGGATCTCCCACCCCGGATGATTCGCCGGACCAGGAAGCTGAAAGGAGGGAAATTGTGGGTTGGATACTACTACGACGGCCGCGGCGAGGACGGAAAGAGGAAGGAAATCCCGCTCGGCACCGACCTGGACCTGGCAAAGCTGGAGTGGGCGCGGCTGGATGCCAGTCCGGCTCCGAAGACCCTGCGCAAATGGGGTGACGTGTTCGACCGGTACGAAAAAGAGATCATCCCTGGGAAAGCGCCACGCACCCAGAAAGACAACCTCCTCTCGCTGACGCAACTGCGAAAGGCGTTTTCAGAAGCGCCGGTCGAGGCGCTCACCCCCCAAGTGCTGGCACAGTACCGGGACAAGCGGTCCGCGAAGGTTCGGGCGAACAGGGAGCTCTCCCTCTTCTCCCACATCTTCAACATCGCCAGGGAGTGGGGGATCGTCACGACTGAAAACCCGGTGAAGGGGGTTCGCAAGAACCGCGAGACGCCGCGCGACTTCTACGCCAGGGCCGAGGTCTGGAACGCGGTATACGGCGCTGCGCCACCGGAACTCCGCGACGCCATGGACCTCGCTTATCTCACCGCCCAGCGGCCGAGCGACGTACTGATCATTCGGGAGGCGGACATTCAGGATGGGCACCTGCAGATCGCCCAGGGCAAGACGTCGAAGAAGTTGCGCATCATGCTCGATGTCGACGGCAGCCCGACGGCGCTTGGAGAACTCGTTGCGCGGCTGTGCGAGCAGCGGCGCCAGCGCGGCGTAGCCGGCCCGTATCTGATCACTACGCCCGATGGGCGCCGGATGACATCCTCCATGCTGCGCATTCGCTTTGACGAGGCACGGTCGGCCGCCGCCGGCGCGGCGCTTGAGGACCTCGACGAGACGCTGGCCACCGCAATCCGTCAGTTCCAGTTCCGGGACATCCGCCCGAAAGCAGCCTCAGAAATTGCTGACCTGGGCCGGGCATCCAGGCTGCTTGGACACACCGACAAGCGCATCACCGAGACCGTCTATCGTCGCGTCGGCGAGATCGTGGAGCCAACGAAGTAA